TTCTTCAAGCTGTTCGGGTGTCATGTGGACAGATACTTTCATTGTGTCTCTCTTTCGTTTGTCTGACGGCCATCGTCAGGCCCGGCCTTACCGGACGACAGGGGAGAGATCCCCTGTTTCGGCCTCGATCAGCGTTCAACTCTGTCACGCCCAACGTCATACGCCACAGATCGAAAACTGTCAGGATCACCCCATGTCATACCAGTTGACATGAACGCCTCAGCCTTGCCCATCCGATAGGTTTTCGGATGAAGAAGAACAGCAAACAGTTGTCGCACTTTCATTGTGTCTCTCTTTCGTTAGTCTGACGGCCATCGTCAGGCCCGGCCTTACCGGACGACAGGGGAGAGATCCCCTGTTTCGGCCTCGGTCAAAGTATCCCTCGCCGCCGTGCCTCGGCACGCATGAGATTGGCACGCTGCCAATACCCGTATGACGACACCGGATCGCCGTCAGTCAGATAGGTAACGTCTCCCCGCCTGATAGCGGCGAGCAGGTTACGGTCATCGAGTACCGACAGGATTTCTTCTACACGATCCTCGGTCATGAGCATGTCTCACTGTTCTCACGGCAGCATGTCAAACAGCAGTCAGCGTGGCAGTCCTCGCCAGAAAGCTTGTCAGTATGCCGACTGTCAATGTCATCGCCTGTGATCTGATCTTCACAGACCACACACCAGTATTCCCTCATGTGTCTCTCTCTTTCTCTCTCAGTCTCTCAGGACTGTACTTGATACCAGGACTGTACTTACCAGGATAGTGCTTGTCAACAGCAGGACTGAACTTGAGCCGCCTACCAGGATCGAGCTTGAACGACTCACCAGGATCGAGCTTGTCCCGCCTGCCAGGATTGAGCTTGCGCCGCCTCACGGGAACACGCCCAACCCGCACACGACAGGACACCGCCACCGGGCAACACCCGGCGACAGTACCCCGCCGCTATCGGTTGTCAGAATGTCATGTCACGCCGCCGCTATCACCCCCCGCCTAACCCGCACGGCAACCGCCGCCGCCAACCGGCCACCCGTACCCGGTGCCGCCGTGCCCCCATGTATCAGGAACGTGACCGAACGATTAGCCCCGCCCGGGAGACACAACCCGCACGCGATACACGCCCCAACCGCCGCCCCCGTAGCGGTCAAGCTTGACCGCTTGCCGTCGACCCCGACAACGTACGTGGGAAACCCGCTACCGTCCTTATATGCCCCGGCTACCGGGCACAGAACCGGGGCGGGAATAGAACCCCGTCCGGCACGGTCAACCCGGGCGAAGATATCCGCCGCCGTAGCCTTATCGGGGGCGAGAATGGCAACCGGCAACCCGTAACGGGCCGCCACCCGTGCCGCCGTTGTCGCGTTGTACTGATCGACGGACACAATCACCCGAAGATTATCGGGGGCGGGCATAAGCTCCCGCACGTACATTGTAGAGCGGGTGTAGATCCACTGATCCACCCCGGGCGTAGCGGTAGCGGTCTCCCGTATTGCCCGGGCGTACCATGCGGCGAAGATATCCCCGTCCGCGTGCCACCTAAAACTGGGGCGGGTGATACCCGCCGCCCGCTGTTGCCCGGCAGAAAGATTGACTAGCCGGGTCAGAATATCGACAACGGCACGCCGCCCCCCGCAACCGTACACGTGCCGTAGGTTGTCTAGGTTGGCGGTAACTAGGTTGCCCGTGTTGGTGTAGCGGGCCTCTTGCCCCGCCCCGTAGCAATCCCGGCACGCGTCAGTAGAACCGGGGCACGCCCCGCCTAAGTGAACCGGCCCGGCAGGTAGGTTCCACGCGTTAGGGATCGTAGCCCGGGCAGATACTGACCGGCCCCGGGCGTCTAGCGTGACTGCCGGTGAGGTCTTCGCGTCATACGATAGGGCGAACCGCAACACGGCACCACACCCGCATACATGCGAAAAGGCCGCCCCCGTAGGGGCGACCATTGCGGGCAACCTATCCCGGCGTAGTGTGGCGGTCATTGTCCCGCCGCCAAACGTTCTACGGCCTTACGGGATCGACACGGCACCCGCACAATGACAACGGACGGCCACCATACGCCCCGTTCCCGGTCGTAGATATCCTGCCCTAGTGTCACACTTGCGGCGTGTAGATAGGCAAGCTCCCCCCGCCCGTACTGGTACCGGATAGGTGCTATCTCGCCGGTGGCGGTGGCAATGATACGCCCCCCGAAATAACTATTACCGTGCACCCCGTCGAAATGCTCCCCGATGATAAGGACATACGGCACGGCCGGGTAGTCGGGGCGGGGTATCGCCCGTGTCTGATCTTCTTCCCGTTCTACATGCGTAGCCGTTTCCCCCGGGCAATCATGACCATAATTCCATTCTTCGGCCTGTACTGGGTCGCCCATATCGTATTTCGTGCCACATTCGCGGCACTTGACAACCGTAAACATAAATTCCCTCTCTTTTTGTAACCCGCCCCCTATAGGCGGGTAGCGCGTAGCCCGGACATGAAACCGGCACCCCCTACGGGGCCACTACGCCCCCGGTCAATCTAGCCGGCTATCCGTGCGGGCCTTGACACCCGCCGCTACTAACACTTGCACCGCCGCCCGGGTCGCCGCTACCTTACGATCGTAGGATTGTGACCCATTCTCAGTGACCAAACTATGCGAGGGGATCGACAGGCCCCCGTAATAGTTCGGGTACGTTCTAATATTCTTCTTGACCCATAGGGCAAAAGAAGAATTAGCGGGCCGGATCACGACATTAGAAAACCCGCACACGCCATCCGAAACGAAATACGACACGCCCCGCATGTCATCCGTTACAACCATAGGGGCCGGCGTAGCTTGATCCCACGCGTCTTGCGCCGCCGCCCGCATAGCGTCGAATAGCTCCCGGTGCCGTAGCTCCCGGTCGCCCCGGGCCGATTCACTTTCGGCGATCTTCTTCTTCCATTCTTCCCGGGCAATCTCCCGGTGATCCCTACAATATTTAGATTTCCCGGCCGTAGGCCGGTCACACTTAGCGCATGTAGTCACAATCTCTCCTTATCTCTCACGTAGCCCCTACGACTACTAGCCGCAAGTGTACGGCCACCGCCGCCAAAGATCAACCCAACCGAAGAAGAAGATCACCCGAAGATCACCGTCGAAGAAGATCACCCCCACGGTCAAGCTCCCGCCCCCAAAGATCACCCCCGGCCAACCCCCCGCCAGACAGACCAACTGACCAACCGACAGACCGACAGACCAACCGACAGACTGACTGGCTAGCTGACTGACTAGGCGACGTCTCTGCCCTATCCACACCTCGTCTTGTCGAACGGTGCATATCCTCTACACTGGTAGCCAGTTCAGTTTTACTGACGGTGAAGCTGCCCCACCCATCAGTAAACATCGACCATACCCCTACCCGTATCCGCATCCACCAACCCGGGGTCTGCCGACACACCCGCAAGCATATATCGATATTAGTTGTTGTTGCGCTGTGTGGTTTTGTTGCTGTTGGAGCTGCGTGTCGTGTGGTGGGGGTGTGTGTTTGGGTGAATGTTTCGACAGGGTTGGCTTAACCCCCCATCCAGTTGCCACACTTGGATTCCCGACCGTTGTTTATGGAGCTGGTTCGGCTCTTAATGTTTGTTGTCGCCCTCGCGGGTTCGTGCCTCTCTCGTCTTCCTGCCCAACCATTCGGTGGTTCTACGTGTCTGGGCATGAGAGATCTACCCACGTTTCCGTGTGTCAGCCCGCATCGTGCAACCGATGAACGCTTACTGCTTGCCTGCTGTGTCGTCTCGACAGAAGCAGAATGATTATATCATTGGCGGGTCACCATTTGGCTTTATCAGCCCAATATGCGGCAGACATTTTTCCTTTACGAATGTTCTGTGCGTGGCGGGCTTTGAACGATTCGCGCCTGTTCCGAGCGGCCTCAGTTTCGCCGGCTTTCTTGGGGGAGCCTGTGACTCCTTGCTGACCGAATCGGATCAGCTTCACTCGACTGCCGTCTTTCGCGAGGACAGCATGAGATTTGGTGGGATGGCCGGGGGTTCGTTTCGGTTTGTTGTATCCCGAGAACTTCTCCCCGGCCCGCTCCACAGTCATTTTTACTTCATGCCTTTTTTACCGGCAGACTTCTTCTTAACAGGCTTCGGCTTACCGACCGGCTGAATTGTTACCGGCCCTTTCGGAGGCTTCGGCTTGTTGCGGACAGGGGCACCACCAAACTTCGGGTTCTCCCAACCAGGATCACCAGGCATTTTCGCTTTCTTATTGTACGGCATCACTTACCACCCTTCTTTTTGGCAGCCATCTTCTTGGCAGCAGCCTTCTTCATCGGGGCTGCACCCTTCTTCATCGCATCCATTTTCTTACCCATCATCTTCTTCTTACCCATCATGGCAATAACCCTTTCCGTGTAAAAAATTTCTTTAAGGATTATATATCGGGTTGGGTTGCCGGTTCAGGAACAGGATGAGGGTTTCGCTATCACGTGATATCGGATCGCCTCCCGGCCAGATGGTGCGCATATCATGTTCTTCGAGCCAGTAGATGCCGTGTTCATGGATGATGGTGCGCTGCCGTGCAGGTCGGATTGGTTGGCTGGCTGTTTGGTTGAGATCAGTTTTGGTGGAACCGTTTTCGTTATACATGATCGTCTTTCACGGTCGTTTCATATCCGCAGGCTGCATATCCGGCCAGGTCGATCCAGGAGTCCTGTTTTTCTGGTTGCCATGCGATCCTGGATATTTTGAGGAGGCACATGAGCGCAGCAACATCATGGGCTTGGATCGGTGTCCCCAGGTAGGCTTCCCACATTTTGGCGGTTCTTTCGAAGTCTTGGGTGGGTGGGCCGTACTGGTTGTTGCGGTCGCCGGTGATGAGCTGTTCGGCTTGTTGGAGGACATGTTGGCGAGGTGTCATGGCCGAATGTTCACTTCGTTCATTAGTGGGTTGGCGTTGCTGATTCTGGTTTTTGCTATTTCGGCGTATTCCGGGTTGAGTTCTGTCCCGATGAAGTTGCGGTTGTGTCGGAGTGCGACGACTGCGACTGTCCCTGATCCTGTGAATGGGTCGAGGACAAGATCTCCTGGCCGGCTGCTGGCGAGGATGGGCGGTTCGCAGAGTGCTTCGGGCATGACAGCGAAATGTGCGCCTTTGAAAGGCTTGGTTGTGATTGTCCAGACCGACCGACGATTTCTCCCACCTTCGGGTGCTTGCGGATTTGTTGCTTGTATTGGATTGCCGGTTTTGCTGGCGTTTCCATTTTCGTCTGTTGGCCATCCTCGTTCCCGCCAGTCTTTCTTTCTGGGTTTGAAATTTGGATTGAACTTGCCGACAGCCGGTTCTCTGATGGCGTCATTGTTGTAGTAGTAGCGGCTTGATTTGGTGAGCATGAACAGATATTCGTGTGCTTTGGTGCAGCGGTCGGTGACAGATTCGGGCATCGGGTTCGGTTTATGCCAGATGATGTCCTGCCGAAGCCACCAGCCGTCAGCCTGAAGTGCGAAAGCGACACGCCACGGGATACCCACAAGATCTTTCGGTTTCAAACCTTCTGCCTTGAACTGTGATCTGTCAAGGTGTCCTTCATCCGCACCTTGTTTGTCGCTAGCGAATTCTCGACCGAAGTATCTTTCGTTCAAACCTTTTTTTGTTGAACCGTTGCCTGACGGCTTGTATGAGTCCCCCAGGTTCAGCCAGCACACACCATCATCGGCCAACACCCGTCGCACTTCACGGAACACGGCAACCATGTTCTCCACATACAGTTCTGGTGTGGACTCCAAACCCAACTGCCCGTCCTGCCCGTAATCACGCAAACCCCAATACGGGGGACTGGTCACACAGCATTGAACCGACCCGTCAGGAATATCTGATAGGCGTTGTAGAACGTCACCGACAAGAATTGTTGCTTCCATTGTTCTCTCTCTTTCCGTTTACTTTTGATGGTTGCAGGGTCGGGCGGCGGTATGGCCGTTTTCCTCGATTATTTCCCAGCCGTTAATACACCCGCACACGGGTTCCGGAGCAGGTTTCTCGGAAGCATAAGTGCTTCTCAAAGCAGAGTAGTGGCGGCCTGCGACATGGGCGGGCATGATCGACCGGTCGTTCTCCAAATAATGCTCTCGGGCGTAGACGATCGCATCATCCAACTGAAGTTCGGGTGGTAGCACATTAAACCATGAGCTGATGGATAGGTCGTCGATGACGATCCGGTAGTCGAGTCCTTTTATGAACCCGAGGAAAACGGTGGTTTCGTCGAATGTCATTGTGTGATCTCCCTCTGTTGTGTGCGCCCTATTCTCTCTAGTGCGGTTTGGACTCTATCCACTTGTGCGCCTCGTGCGGTTGCTTTCGGTGCTGCCGGTTGGTCAGCCTGGTTTTCCCATGAGCCTGCGTTCAGCCAGGAGGCCGGATATTTGGTGTATTGCGGATCTTCGGTGGAGCGTTCTTCGGCGTAACGAATCGCCCCGTCGATGATGTGTTGCGGGTCTGTTCCGTCTTTCAACGCTTTCTTCCATGCTTTGAGTGCAGCCTGTTTATCTTTTTTGCGAGGGTAGACAGCCCAGAACTTTTCCCACGCATCTTCAGATGCGGAATATATATCTCTTTTCTTCTCAGTATTTATTCTCGTTACTTCTAAAGAAGCCTGGAAAACCGAAGCCTGGTTTCCCGAAGCCTGGTTTCCCGGCTCCGGTTGCGGTACCTCATGCGGTTCAAAAGGTACGTCATATACGACCTGAATTGTGGTGAACTGTCCGTTTTCCAGTCGCACCCTTTCCATTTTGAGGTAACCGCAATTCTGCAACTCGTTCAATGCGGTGCGGATTGCGTCCCGACCCTCAGTGGTTTCCGCTGCAAGCTGCGATGATCTGACAGTCCAGTTGTCTGGTCGAGACAGGATTGCGATCAGCAAACCTCTCGCACGGAAACTCAACCGGCTGTCACGGATCACATCATTGCGGATGACCGTGTAATGGTTTGTCGGTCTTGGCGATCGGCGGATCATTTCGCCATCACCAGTTCAATGCTGATATTATTCTTCATGGCAGACCACTCCATCTGGTTGTCCGGCCCTGGGACGTTTGCGCGTCGCCAGGGCATTTACTTTCTCCAGCATACACACCGCTGTGACAATCATGTCAACCACTTGCAAAACAAACTTGAACCCCGTACACTTCCCAGGGGTCGCCCTGTACTCTCTCCGGGGCGACCCTACCCCCTAGCAGCAGCCCTCCACCTCCCGCCAGGTGGGGGGTTGCTGTTTATACTGGATGAATCATGTCAGGCACCTTGAACTCCGGTCGTCGAGAAGTCCCATCCGCAGACAAAATCCGATTCTGGGAAGCACGCGCCGCAGGCATCTCCATCAAAGAAGCCTGCAAAATCGCTGGCATCCACTACAACACCGGCCAGAAATGGGATGCGAAACGCCGCCGACTGAACGCCGAACTCGCTGTCGCGCAACTCAACGAAAAAGTAGCGGACGTAAAAGCGAACCGAAGCGGCAAAGCTGTCGCAGAGCTCCGAGCCGAACTTGACACCATCGCAGAACTCCCACCAGTCATCCCATATGAGCGTCTATCTGAACGAGGGAAACGAGGCTGGGATGATTTCGACTATTTTCGGCGTGTCTATCTCGGGCGTGTCCCATCACCCTGGCAGGTTGAAGCCGCCTATCGGATCGTTGAATATCTGGAATCGGAGGAGAAAGAGTTTCTTGTTCTCAACTGTCCTCCCGGTGCAGGCAAATCCACTCTGTTCCATGATGTTGCTGTCTGGTGTATCGTCCGCAACCGGGCTATCCGTGTCCTCATCGGGTCTATCTCACAGACACTCGCCAAAATGTATTCCCGTCGAATCCGTGAAACCCTTGAACGCCCCACCCGTCTGATCGCAGACCCCGAACTTGTCCGCAAAGGCTTAGCTGTTGATGCGGAAGGATGCCTCGCCCATGATTACGGCAGATTCAAACCGACAGCATCCGGCTCCCTGTGGCGTGCAGAAGAATTCATTGTTGAACAGTTGAACCCTGGCATGTTAGAAAACAAAGAACCGACAGTCTCCGCATACGGTATTGACTCCGAGTTCATCGGACACCGTGCCGATCTCTGCCTGTTTGATGACGTCGCATCCCCAGAGAACGCAAAAGAGTCCACATCCCGAGACAGACTGCTGGAACGTTGGGACTCGATGGCTGAGGCACGCTGCGACCCGGGCGGACTTGTTGCAGTGATCGGACAGCGACTCGGACCAGGTGACCTGTACGCCCACTGTCTGAACAAAATCACCTATGACGAACTTGATGAAGACGACGATCTTTCTGGCGAAGACGCCACTGTGGAAGAAAGGTTGAGCGAACCTGTCAAAAAACAGAAGTATCATCACATCACCTATAAAGCGTATTATGAGGAACTGGACACCGGCCCGAAATCCCGTTCTAAAAAAGCATCGCCGTGGCCGGAAGGCCCCCTCCTAGACCCGGTACGACTCCCCTGGAAAGACTTGTCGTACATCAAATACAATCAGCCGAACAAATATCGGATCGTCTATCAGCAAGAAGACATAGATTCCGACTATCAGCTGGTGGATCGAGCGATGCTCACAGGTGGTGTCGGTTTGGACGGGGTGCAATATCAGGGCTGTATCGACAAAGACAGGCAGCCAGGGTCGATTACACGGCATCTATCGCATCCGCTCATCTCCATAATCAGTGTTGACCCGTCCCCATCCCAGTTTTGGGGTGTCATCTGGACGTTAGTGCAACCAGATCAAGGGCTATATCACGTTGTTGACCTGGAAAGAGTGAAACTGACCGCTGAAGAACTGCTCGGATGGCAGATGACAACCGGCGAATACACCGGAATCCTTGAAGAATGGGTGCAAAGAGCCGACCGGATGGGATATCCGATCACTCACATTGTTGTTGAGGTGAACGCAGCCCAAAGATTCCTGTTGGCACACGATTTTGTGCGCAGATGGCAGGCAACACGCAACGTTCAAGTCATCCCACACACCACTTCACGCAACAAACTGGACGAAAACCTCGGTTTGGAAGCGTTGATCCCACCGATCGTCCGCTCCGGGTCGCTCCGACTGCCAACAATGTCCGGCAACTGGAAAACACTCGCGCTCGTTGAAGAACTCACAAGCTGGACGAAAGACAAAAAGAAAGGAACCGACCTTGCGATGGCATTATGGTTCACCGTGTTGCACGCACCGAGGCTCTCAGCACCCAAGCTGCCACCCCGAATGTGGCGACCATCGTTCCTGACCGGATAATCTGTTATCCTATAGGCGTATCCGTCTAAAATGCGGGAGCTGCCTGTGCGAACAATCGAAGAAATCGTCGCCATCTACAATCATCGGAAAAGGACTCTCGGTCCTGTCCACGCGCAGATGCAACGTGTCCGTGAACTGTACAACGGTGACATTATCGTACCATTGAACGAGCTGGATCGCAATGCTCGGGCGTCAGTGGCGAACCTTCTGGTACAGGGTTTGGATCAAATGTCAATGCGTGTCGCATCCACCATGCCCACCCCGTTCTTCCCAGCTGTGCAGGAAGGCAACGAGAAGTCAAAAGATAATGCGATCCTGCGCCGTAAAGCGATGCTCGCCATGTGGGACTCCAATCGGATGAACATGAAGATGCGCCGTCGAGCACGACATTTTTTGGGCTACGCATCCTCCCCTGTCGTCATCAAACCGGACTTCAAAACGCTCACCCCGAAATGGCATATCCGCAACCCGCTCGACACCTACCCTTGCCCATCAGACGACCCCGATAACCCTGTCCCCTATGATGTGATCTTCACCTACCGCAAGCCGTACTCATGGCTGATGATGAACTACGGGCCGATCATCTCCGGTGTCCTGCGAATCGGCAAAGCTGAACCGGACACCATGTTCACCCTGATCGAACACATTGACCCGTACAGCATTGTTCTCGGTGTCATCGGTGCAGACGAATCACCAAACATGACCCAGTATGAGCGTAACGGTTTGGATTTCATGGAGTTGGAACGGATCATAAACCGTACCGATATGCCTCTCTGTGTCATCCCGAACCGCATCACATTGGATCGACCGCACGGCCAGTTCGACGGGCTGATGGGCATGTTCTACACGCGTGCCAGACTGCAAGCCCTCACCGAAATCGCTATCGAGCGAGGCATTTTCCCCGACGAATATCTGGTTGCCCGACCTGGTGAGAACCCGGAGATCATTCAGATCGCAGACGGCAAAGAAGGTATCGTTGGTGTCGTCAAAGGCGGTGAGCTGCGCACCCAGCAGGTGAACCCCGGCTACAAAACTGATATCGCATTGGATCGTTTGGAACGGCAGGAACGTTTAGAGGGCGCGATCCCCGCAGAGTTCGGCGGTGAATCCGCCACCAACATTCGGACCGGTCGCCGTGGCGAATCGGTGCTGTCAGCCACCGTGGACTTCCGTGTTCAAGAAGCACAAGAAGCGTTCGCCCAATCCTTGCTGGAAGAAGATCGGATCGCTATCGCCACCGAAAAAGCGTATTGGGGTTCCACCCCCAAAATGTTCTTCATCCCCGGTCGCACTTCTATCGGCAAAGTCGATTATGTCCCCAACAAAATCTGGGAAACCGACTTCCACTATGTGTCCTACTCGGCAGCCGGAACCGACGTCAACAACCTGATTATCGGATTAGGGCAGCGTGTCGGAACAGGCTTGATGTCTAAAGAATCCGCTCGTGAAGCCGACCCGCTCATCTCCGACCCCGACATGGAACATGATCGCATCATCTCCGAAGGCGTCGAAGCAGCCCTCCTATCATCCATTCAGCAGCAGGCCGCAAACCCGGAAGGCCCATATCAACCTGCCGATCTTGCGATGCTTGTGAAGAAGGTGATGGTGGAAAGCAAATCGTTGTATGAGGCGGTTGATGAAGTCGATCAGGCTGCACGTGAACGGCAAGCAGCTGAGGCGCAGCCTGCTACACCGGAAGCGATGCCTGGTTTGGCGATGCCTGGTATGGGTGCTGAGATGGGTGCCGGTTTACCGCCAGGGGCAGGCGCACCGTCAGGGCCACCTGACATTCAATCGTTGCTCGCACAGTTGGGAGGCTAAATGGCTGAGTATCCGAATCGTTCCGATCTTCGTAATCCGGCAACCCGCAAGGTGGCTTTCACCGGTCAAACCTATGGTGAGGGTGCAGCGCAGGCACGCGCTCAGCAGGCTGTGTCGCCTGGTTCCGCCCCGTCTGATGTTCAAGCACAGCAGCAGGCAGCCGTACAACGTCCTCGCCCCGGCTCCATGCCTTTAACTCGACAGACGGAACGACCAGACGAACCGTTGACAGCAGGTGCAGATTTCGGTCCCGGCCCTGGCCCGGCTGCTGCTGGTGTCATGCCACGAATGATCCCAGTCGATCCAGTTTTGGAGACACTCCAAACCTTGTATGCGATGTACCCGAATGATGGTTTAGCTGAAATGATTAGCAAATTCGGGAACAGAGGGTTTTAATGGCTGATCTTGATTTCACGCCAGATGAGGAACGGCAGTTAGGAAGGGAACTCGCTGAAGCTCGGCAACGTATTGAGCAGCGTCGCAATAGTGCGTCGCCTGTTCTTGCTCAGAACATGGCTGAGTTTTACCGTCAGTTCCCTGGCACAAACCCTGATGTTCTTGCTCCGACTGTTGAAGCGATCACATCCGGTCGGATGAGCCAGGATCAGGGGATGAAGTTCCTGGAGGATTTGACGAAACGGATGGCTGAGCAAGAAGCCGCCGACAAAGCAGCGAAGAAACAGAAAGATAAAGGCTGGTGGGAACGGAACGTTTCCGACAAAGTGAAAACAGGTTCACGATGGGCGATGGCCGCTTTGAACTTCTTCCCGCAGACAGTCACAAACCTTGCTTCAATGGGTTATCAGGCGGGTAAAGGTTTGAAAAGTGACGGGCTGGGCGGGTTCGCCGATGCTTGGTCTACTGAAGGTTTCATGATTTCAACAGACCTCGGAACTTTGTTGGAGAACGATGAGGTTGCCGGGGAAGGATATTTTGTTGGCGGTCGTGCAGCTCAGGCGCAGGCTGAACGTGCAAGACGTTTCCGTGGGACGATTGACGGCCAGGCTTTCACGTTGGGTCGAGGTCTTGCCCGCACGTTCTATCAGCCGGGTTCACGCGAATACCGGTACCTGTCCGGGCTGGTGGATGCTACTGCTGCGATCGTCACCCCTTCTGTTCCTGGTGGTGCTGCTGTTACTGGTGCAATCAAAGCAGGGGCTAAAACTGCTGGCGCACGAGCAGGTTTGCGAACCCTCGCCGGGTTAACAGATTTTGAGTCTGCCCTCATCCAGCCAGGCAAAGTTAACGACTTTCTGAACTCGCGTCCCGGTCGAGCAATCATCAACAGAATGACCGAAGTGAACAGCATTGATGAGGCTGTTGAAGTTTTTCCAACAGCAGACCTGACCTTTCTGAGGAACGTTGCTGAAATAACCGACGAAGTACAGATGCGACAATTCTTGAACGACAGTCTTGGTGTCGGTGACTCAACCCGGGGTATCGGCCCGACAAGCGTTGAAGACATCAACATTTCCCGTTGGGACAACATGAAACGCCGTCTGGTGCAAACCGAAAGTTTGCCTGCCCGTCTCATGGCGAACATGCCTGGTCGTCATGTTGTGTTGGCTGGCGGTTCCGATCGCGAAAAGTTGCAGGCTGTCAAAAACGTGAAAGACTATTTGCGGCTTGCACGTATCGGTTCAGATGAACGAGTGAAACTGGTTGACGAGTTCGCTCGGGCGTTGGAATCTGATGATGGCAGCATGAGGAACGTTGTCGGTCAGATCGAGAATGTGATCCGGGCAACATTGAAAGATCAGCCGTACATGGATGATCGTCTCATTGACGACATGTTGAGCGGAATCAAAACATTCAAACAAACCTATGACCGCACTCTTTACGGTGCAATCAACAACACTGGTGACTCATCAGATTTCGGTGGAAGGTTTGAAGCGATCGTTGACGGCAAAGTTGTGACAGTTGAGCAGCCGTTGAACACGGCGGGGTTGCAATCCGAAATGTTGAAGCACTCCATGATGCTTCCCGATCCGAGACAGACACGCCGACTTATGTCCAATCTTGGTTGGATTACCGGCAAAACAGGTGCGTTTGACGCGACCAAACGAGGGCAAATGCGCATCCCTCTTGCAGCTTTAGAGTTCGTCCAAAACGAGGTTTGGCGACCGCTCACCCTCCTCACCGGTGGGTATGTGTTGCGAAACATGGCTGACAGTCTTCTCCGCCAGTCTTTCAACCCGAACGTTAAAACAGGTATCTTCCATCCGTTTGAATGGATTCAAGTCGCAATGCACCGCAAGTTTGCTGGCGACATTATCGGGGACACTTTCAAGGGTGACCCGGAAACATTGTTGCGGAACAATCAAGTCGAGTTGGCTGAAGCAGCAGCCGGAACGTTGCGCGAATCTCGTGATCCTCTCAGCAGATATTCGAGGGAACAGAAAACTGGTGTTTGGAAACGAGTCAAACGAACCCAAGATCCGAACACCGGCGAATTCTTTTATGGTGACGGTCGGGATTTCTTTATGCAAGGTGTCGCCGCTGAAGTGACATTGCTTGCGACAGATGAGGCTGCGCGCATGGTCGCTGCCGGTGACACTCTTGAAGATATTGTTGATGCGCTGATCGCCGATCCGAAGAAAACGTATGTGCGGAATCTTCAGAACCGATGGAAGAACCGCACGTTGACGACATCTGCTGGTGAGAAGACGATCGGGACGATTGATTTCATTGATCCTGCCGGGAATGTGAATCGCACGAATCTTGAGAATTTTGTGCGCCAATACATTTCGCCTCGTGTTGATGAGGTGACTGGCGGCGATTTGCGGTTGAAGCAGATTATCGCGAACGGTGAATACACCGATGAGTTGGGTGAAGCGTTGCCTGCGTTCCGATATAACGAAGCCGGGAAAGTTGTTGGTTATGAGGAAGACAACTTTTATCGTTTGATAGATCAGGTTTTGGATGATTCGAACGTTTCTTTGAAAAACGAATACAAGATGCAGGAAACCGTGAACATGGGCGGTTCTCGTGGCAGCGAGTTGCGTGAAGCATGGGATCAGGCAACCAACAAGTTCTTTGCTGAGTTGTATCCGAAGCGTGAAGCATGGTTGAACCGTTCACCAGTGTTCCGCCAGTACTACTACAAGGTCATTGAAGATTTCTCTGATGAACTTCAACAGTCTGAAGTTGTTCGACTTTTGGATGATCTTGAACAGCGTCTTGCTAAAGAAGGCAAAAAGTTCAAGGATGAGGCGTCGGCAAGATCAGCTGTCGGTAGATACATGGGTTCACCTGATCTGGCGAACAAACTATACGACATCAAAAACGGCAAGATCGCTACACAAGGAAAACTTACCCGAACACAACTTGATGCATACGCCAAAGGTTTCGCACTCGACGAAACCAAACGACTGTTCTACAACGCATCCGAAAAATCTAACTTCGCTGACATTTTCCGCATCATCGCACCCTTCGGATCAGCATGGGCAGAAGTCACCAAAAAATGGGTGGGGATGCTCTCATCCGACCCGGAAGTCCTGAAGCGGATCGGTGTCACCGTTCAAGGATTGCAAGAAGCCGACCCTGATGGTGACGGCAAAGGGTTCTTCTACAAAGATCCGCAAACCGGGGAATACGTTTTCAACTATCCTTTCTCCGAACAGCTCGCCCCGTTCATGTCCGCTGTTGTTGGCGGTATCACCGGTGGAGTGTTCGGCGGGGCGAAAGGTATTGTCGCTGGTGGTTTAGGCGGGTTGGGTGTCGGTTCACTTATCGCACCAGAACTGAAAGGTATCAACGCCCAGTTCTCTGCGCCCGTCAAATCGTTGAGCATGGGACTCACCCTGCTCCCAGGTATGGGGCCGTATGTTCAAGTTGCTGCCAGCAAAATTATTGGTGACCGACCGGAAGCAGATTTCATTCGCAAAATCATTATGCCGTATGGCGAACCAGACGTTTCATTTGTGACGCTCCCCGCATGGGCAAACAAAGTTGTGCAGGCCATCACAGCAAACCCGGAAACCGATCGTATTTTCGGTGACCTGAAGATTGACACAATGAAAGCGTTGGCTGCCACCGGCGAATACGACATGACCACCGAAGAAGGCAAACAGCGTCTCGAAGACGATGCAACATCCCGAGCAAGAATCCTTCTCGTGTTGCAAGGTTTAGGGCAGTTCACCGGCCCGACAAGACCGACACCAGAGTTCATTATCCCAACAGCACAGGGTGACGTTCTCGCAAGCGAACTATCAAAAGCCTGGTATGAGTTGCGGTCAGCAAACTTTGATACGGCTGTCCCCGAGTTCCTGGACACGTTCGGTGACGATGTGATCCTGTATATGCAAAGCAAAACCAAAACAAGTGTCGGCGGATTGGATGCCTCAACCGAGTTTGCTAACTGGGAACGTGCGAACAATGATGTGTTCCGCAAATACCCGGAGATCGCCGGATATTTCGCTCCTGTAGGCACCGAGTTGGATTATCAGGCGTATGTGCGTCAGATCGAGACAGGTCAACGTGAACGTCTGTCAGCACAAGAGATCCTTGATGAGGCGCAAGCGAAGGTTGGTATCGCCATGTACCGGTCTTTGGTGCGTAAAGTCGGTGGCCGTCCTAACGAGCAGCAGGAACAGATGTTGCGTGAGTATCGTGACAAGCTTGGGGAACAGTTCCCCGGTTTTGCTGAACGTGCTATTGATGTAAACGCTCAACGTAATCAGATTAATAAACTGTATGAGGCTGCGTTTGATGCTGACCTGGCGGACAATCCGATTGCTGACGCCACTCGTGTCTATCTGGGCTATCGAGATCAGGCGTTGGCTGCTGCTGCTGAACTTGGTTTGACTGCTCTCGGTGGAAAGAAAGCTGCTGAGTTGCGTGCTGTGTTGCGTCGGGTTGGTGAGGATTTGGCTGCTCGTGTCCCAGAGTTTGAACGTTTGTGGGATCGAGTGTTGTATAACGAAGTTGATGTGATTGCGTGATCGGAGTTTGTGATGGCTGACAAAAAAAGTTTTAGGAAAGAAGACAGGTTCGGTGGTTCAACACCGGCAAGACCAACAACTCCTCGAAAAGAAACTAAAACAACTGTTGGGACACCAGCAAAAACGTCTGGCAAAAAGGGTGCGACCACCCAATATGCGTCACCTATCGGGCCTCCGACCGAAGCACAACGTCAAACCGCTACGGCTGCTGGTGCAAGCGAAGTTGTCGCATATAACACTGACATTCAATCCCAACTTGATCTTTTGATGCCAGGCCCACAGTACGCGCATGGCAAAAGATGGGTTCGTTTGCCCAACGGTCAACGTGTTTTCACTGATGCTGCTGGCCGTGTTGATTCTGCCGGTAACCTGATCCCCGGATATTATGATTTGACGCAAGACCCGAGGGCAACCTACGGTTCGTTAAATCCTGCCAATAGGAAACTTCTCACTGAGTCTTTGATTTCTGCCGGCTTTCTCGACAAAGACAATGCCACAGATTTCTCGGCTTCTATCACCGCCCTTACCGAAGCGATGGATGAGGCGAACACTCTCGGTTTAGAGTTGGATAACTGGTTGCAACAGAAAGCTGCTGGTTCCCCTCGACGCACTACAGGTGGTGTTACTCGCACCTATAGGACGACTAACACACAAGATCTTGTGCGTATCGTTAATCAGGTTGCTCAGGATACGATCGGTAGAAAACTGACGGATGATGAGGCGGCAAGGTTCGCATCGTCATATCAGTCTCAGGAGGTGTCCTATCAGAAGGCTGCTTATGGTGGCGGTTCGGTGATGGATGTGCCGTCTTTGGAGACTTCTGCTATGTCGTTTGTTCAGCAGGCTCGTCCGCAGGAGGAAGCCGGATATAAGTATTTGGGGTATATGAACCAACTGTTTGATTCGATTGGAGCGTTCTGATGGCGACCACCCGTAAAACGGCAGATCAGTTGGCTCGTGAAGCCGGTGAAAAGAAGATTCCTTCTGGGGTCACTCCTGGCACTACAGCACCCCGAAAGTCCAACAATCAAAACCAATCAACAACTCCACCCCCGCCTCCACCTCCACCGCCTGCACCTGCTGCCCCGCAAGACTGGGAGAAAGCAGCCCGAGAACTCTATGGTGGCTACTACGCGATCGTAGAAGGCGAACCGGAGCTGAAAGATCTGCTCTTCAAAGCAGCCCAGCAAGGCTACACTCGTGAACAATTTGAATATGAGCTGCGTCAAACAGCTTGGTATCGTAACAACTCTGCTTCTGCTCGTGAATGGCAGATGGCCTCTGAAGTTGATCCGGCGACAGCAGAACAGAACATTCAGAATCGGCAAACCTATATTCAGAGTGTTGCGCTGAACAACTTTAATGTTCAGATCGGTGGCGATATTCTTCGTCGTCTCGCTACAGACAGCCTGAAGTTCGGTTGGAATGAGGCTCTCATCTCGAACGCTGTCGGTTTGGAAGCAACCAAATCTAGTGGCGGGATGTCACAACTCGCTTCAGGGTTTGTCGGTCAGAACGTGAAAGAGATCGCTAATCAGTACGGTTTGAAACTCACAGATCAGAACGTGAACCAGTGGACAGCAAGCATCGCAACCGGTCAGCAGACCAACGAATCTTTTAAAAGTTATGCGATTCAGCAGGCGAAGCAACTGTTTCCGTCAATCTCTACTCAGTTGGACACAGGTCAAACCTTCCAGCAGATCGTAGACCCATACCGGAATACCGCTGCGAACCTGCTCGAAATGAACGCCAACATGATTGATTTCACCGACCCGAAATGGGCGAAAGCAATCACGTTCGTTGATCAGTCCGGTAATCAGCGACCCATGTCGTTCTCCGAATGGAACGACTATCTGCGTCAAAACCGATCGTTCGGTTACGAGTACACATCGGATGCTCAATCGAAGGCGTATCAGGTTGCAAACGATCTCGCCAACCTGTTCGGGAAAGTGTAGGAAACTGTTATGGCAACCATCAAAGAGTTAGCACGGCAAACAATCCGAGGCGACTTCGGTGTCGGTCAAGAACGACGACAGAAACTGGGCGCACAGTACGATCAGGTTCAAGCTGAAGTGAACGCTATTTTGCGTCAGCAGGCCGCATCTCGACCTGCTCCAGCTCCTGTCCAGCCTGCCCCACCGCCCCCGGTGGCACCAGTCTCCGCCCCATCGGGTGTATCGCAGAACCCTCCGTCGTTCACAGCACCAGACTTCTTTGATGGTGGTTCACCGTTCATTCAGCCGCAAATGCCTGCTTACACTGGGCCGTCCGCCGAGGAACTACGGGCGCAACGCGAAGCACAACAGCAGTCAGCGTTCGCGATCATTCAGGAAACTCTCGCCAACTATGGGCTGACCGATCTCACCGACTTTGTGAACAAAATTGTGTTCGAGGAAGATGTTGTGGACGCCAACGTTGTGCTAGGACGTCTCCGTCAAACCACCCAATACAAGCAGCGTTTCGCCGGTAACGAGCAGCGTCGAACAAAAGGTTTGAACGCTCTCTCCGAATCCGAATATGTCGCAATGGAAAGAGTGTACATGCAATACTTTCGGGCGTCCGGTCTACCCGAAGAAATGTACGATCAGAACACTGATGTCCAACAGTTGATCGCAAACGATGTATCCGTAGCGGAACTCGCCACCCGAATCAACCAGGGATATGAGGCTGTCCGCAACGCCGATCCGCAAGTCATCAACGAAATGCGTCGTCTCTACGGTGTCACCGAAGGCCAGCTCGCAGCCTACTTTCTCGACCCCACGAAAGCGGCCCCTGTTCTTGTCCGTCAGGCTGAGTCAGCCCGTATCGCCGGGCAAGGCCGACTCCAGGCCGGTATAGATGTGACTCAGCAGCAGGCTGAGGGACTGGCTATCGCCGGTATTAACGAACAGCAGGCCCGGGAAGGATTCCAGGCGATCCAGCAGGCGCAAGAACTGTTCACCGGTCTCATCGGGGAAGAAAACATCGGGCAAGAAGAACAGATCGCCGGTGTTTTCGGCACATCAGCAGCCGCTCAGCAGCGCATCCGGCAGAGGCAACGGGGCCGTCAAGCTGCTTTCGAGCAGGGGGGACGGTTCGCCGGGCAAGGCTCCACCCTAACCGGACTCCAATAGTTGCACAACTTGTCCACAGGTTTGCTATACTTTCTTCGATGCCAATAGGCAGGAACCCCCGGAAGGGGAGTAAGCAGCATCTTGCCCTGCCTCCGGGGTGAGATTGGGCGAAGGAGTGTACATATGGACAGCGACATCGACAACGACTTCGATGAACAGGAAACCGGTCGCAACCCCCTGCGAGACAGGATGAAGCAACTGGAATCCGAGAACGCTGCCTTGAAAGCAAAAGCTGAGGCCGCTTCACAAGCTGAACGTGAACTTGCTTTCGTGAAAGCCGGAGTTGATCCGTCTTCCCCGATGGCCAAGTATTTCATGAAAGCTTATGATGGGGATCTTAATCCTGATGCGATCAAGCAGGCAGCAATCGAAGCGCAACTGATCGGCACAGCTAAGCCAGCAGCAACCGCAGATGCAGCCGCATGGGATCGAACCAATCAGGCTGCATCAGGGAACACTGCCGGTGAACCGCCTGTGGATTATGTTGCGAAGATCGCAGGTGCAGAATCGCCTGCGGAGTTGGAGAAGTGGCTGGCCGAAGCACGCAAAGCCCAAACTTCCTCCTAATCTGAATTGGTTGGGAGGCCATTCGAAAGGTTTTCCCAATGGCAAACGAAACAACGACTTCCTCTCTTGATGTTGATCAGATTGCATTTGATCGGCTCGCTTATTTTGCTCTCCGCTCGGAACTTCTGTTTGATGCGGCGGCAGACGTTCAGCCCACTCAGCAGGCTATGCCTGGTTCGGCTGTCACGTTCACCATTTTCAATGACATCGCAGCTGCTACTTCAACGTTGAACGAGGTCACTGATGTGACCCCGACCGCAATGTCGGATTCGCAGGTCACGGTGACGCTCGCTGAATACGGTAACGCTGTTATCACGACCGCCAAGTTGCGTGGCACCGCTTTCCTTGATGTGGATTCGGTTGCTGCGAACGTTGTCGGGTACAACGCCGGTATCTCAATTGACTCGGTTGTCCGGGATGTTCTGGCCGGTGGCGACAACGTGATTTACGGTGGCGGTGGAACAACCACCCCGTCGAGCCGTACCACGGTGAAGGCTGCTGACATTATTGAAGCGAACGACATCCGTAAGGTGACCGCTCAGCTTCGTGGTGCGAACGTCCCCACGTTCGACGGCCTGTACATGGCGTACATTCACCCGGATGTTGCATACGATCTTCGTAAGGAGACTGGTGCAGCCGCTTGGCGTGACCCGCATGTGTATCAGGACACCGCCAACATTTACAATGCTGAGATCGGTGCTTTCGAGGGTGTGCGTTTCATTGAGACGCCCCGCGCGAAGGTGTTCGAGAACGCTTCGGACGGTTCCGGTTCGACCGGCACGATCGAGGTGTATTGCACGCATGTGATGGGCCGTCAGGCTTTGGCGAAGGCTTTCTCTGCTCAGGACGGTAACGGTGCGGTTCCTCGTGTTGTTCGCGGCCCTGTCGTGGACACGCTCGCCCGTTTGCAGCCGATCGGCTGGTACTGGTTGGGTGGCTACGGGCGTTTCCGTGAGGCTTCGCTTCGTCGTATTGAGTCGGCTTCGTCGCTCTGACACATCCGTTTGGAGGGTGGTGGTGCGGTATAATTGCCGTGCCACCACCCTTTGTTGTCTGTAGGAGTTTCTGATGTCGATTTCTAATTATGCTGAGCTGAAGATCTTGGATCATACGACTGGTCGTGCGGCGTGGACTGCTCCGACGACTGTGTATTTGAAGTTGCATACGGGTGATCCGGGTGAGGATGGGACTGCGAACGCTGCGACTGAGACGACTCGCAAGAGTGTGTCTTGGAACGCTGCTGCGTCTGGTTCGATTGGGTCGTCTGCGACGGTGGAGTGGACGAATGTGTCTACGACGGAGACGTATAGTCATTGGTCTTTGTGGGATAATTTGTCTGCTGGGAACTGTTTGTGGTCGGGTGCGTTGTCGTCGTCTGCTGCTGTGACTGCGGGGGACACGTTTCAGATCACTAGCCTCACATTGTCGCTTGACTGAGGGGTGGCCTGATGGCTACTAATTTTCCTACCTCTCTTGATTCGCTAACGAATCCGCTTTCAACCGATCCGCTGAATAATCCTTCTCATGCGGATCAGCACGCGAACGTGAATGATGCTGTTGAGGCGTTGGAAACGAAAGTCGGGGCGAACAGTTCTGCTGTTACTACTTCGCATGATTATAAGATCAATCAGCTGGAAACTAACGCGTTGTTGAAAACGCTGGTTGATGCGAAGGGTGATCTGCTAGTTGGAACAGCTGCGGATACGGTCGCACGGCTGGCTGTTGGTGGTACGAACGGTTTTGTTTTGACTGTTGATTCTGGTGAGACTGCTGGTGTGAAGTGGGCTGCTCCTGCGGATGCTGGTTTCAGTCCTTTTCTTTTGATGGGAGCGTAAGTTATGCCTACTACTTATAAGGTTTTGGGTCAGTCTGAACCGGCTGCGACAACACAAACATCGTTGTACACGGTGCCGTCTGCGACGACTGCTGTCTGCTCGACGTTGAGTGTGTGCAATCGTGCAACAACTTCCGCAA